AACCTTTTTCTAATATATAGTTTATTACTGCCTTAGCTTTATTTCTAGAACTTTTAGCAGCATCAGCTATTTCAGATTCACTAATATTTAATTTAAGACCTTTTCTTCTATCTACTAGATATTCAGAGTTTAATAAGAATACAAAATCTTTCCAAAATTGAGGTTGATTAGCAAATGCAGCTGCTGCTTTTAAGGGATTGTTATCACCCCAATTTATATAGTTAGTAGCTGATATAGTTTGGAGAACAGCAGAACGTATATTAAAGAACATGATAGCGCCAATTGAGTTATTAACCCAGTTCATGTATGCATTAGTAAGTCTATTAGCACCTGTCGGTCTGTTTTTACCTGTTCTCATACGATATAACATATCTTCTAATGCTTCTCTGAATTTAGTACCGTATATAGCTTCTATTTTATTTAAGTTTTTATCTGAAAATATCTGATCTACATTTTGTTGCCATTCTTGTAAAAACTCTGCTCTAGCATCTCCAATAGCTCCGTCACTTAATAAATCAGAAGCAATATTCTCAGCCAACCAATACTCCCCAGGTTTAGAATAACCCTCTGTTTTTTTAGAAACAATACTTAATCCATCTGCAAAAGCTTGTAAATCTGGATCGTTTTTAACAAAAGAATCTAAAGAATTTAAATCTCTTTGAGACAATCCAGGTATTTCAAATCCAGCTTTATTCCAAAGATACACTCTAATAGCTTGATCGTTTGTAAAACCTGTTTCTCCAGCTTTTTTATTTAATCTTCTTCTAACCTTTGGAAATAACTTCCTTAATGCTTTATAGTTATTCGCGGCTGTTTGTCTAGATGTGTTCAATTCATTTATACCTCTAGCAAAAGGATCTACTAAGGCTTTTTTAAAGAACTGCATTGCTTTATCTCCTTTCTTTCCTTTTGGTAAGAAATTGTATATTAACCCCATAAAGTCTTGAGCAGAAGCAGGTACTAATCCTTTGTATCTACCTCTTGCTCCTCTTAATTTAGCTTGAGCAGCTGAAAAAACTTTTTGAGATTCAACTTTAACTGATTCTTCTAGTATGTCATTAAAATTCTCATCTATTGTTTTACTAAATTGTATTTTAGCTTGAACAGAAGATCCTTTAATATCTAATTGATCCATTATATCTTTTACCGCTTGAACGTTTGGTAAAGCGTCGTCAACAAAATACATGTCGTTATAACCCTCAGCATATTTATTAGCCATCCACATTGCTTTTGCCTCACCAGTACTATTGCCCAACCCAGTAATATTTTCTATAGGCATATCTATACCTTGTTGTTTTAACCAAGCTTGAATAGCTGGCGCTGATTCAGCTGGTCTAGCTGTAAGTATATAGTTATTTTCAACACCATATTTAGCAATTCTATTTCTAAATTTTTGCATTAATGGCCCTTCAACACCACCTCTTACGTTT